GCAGATTGACCACTGTGCTTTATAAAGCGAGAAACGGACGTCAAAATGTATCCGGTGCCGTACGGTACTGGTGCAGAAATCGCTATCTGGGTTGCCGTCAGCGTAGCTGTCGCCTCTGCTGCGTATAGCATCTACATGATGAGTACAATGTCGCAGGCAGGCGGCGGCGGTTCCCAGGCAGCCAGCGGCGATCAGATTGACCTAAACCCGGCCAAAGCCAACGCGGCGAAACTGGGTGACCCCATCCGGGAAATCTTCGGCAAATATAGAGTCTGGCCTGATTACGTCGTGCAACCGGTGAGCCGGTTCGTCAACGAGACCAGCATGGAAACCAGCATGTTCCTGTGCGTGGGTGTCGGCGACATGGTGATTAACCAGTCCGATATCCGGATCGGTAATACGCCAATCTCTGCTTTTGGTACAGACGTGCGTTACACTCTCTATCCGCCTGGCGCCACGGTATCAGGCGACACGCGCACTGAAAACTGGTTCAACTCACCAGAGGTCGGCAATACCGGCTCCGGTACCGCCGGGCTGGATCTGGGCTCAAGCGGACCGGAGACGGTCAGTATTATCGCGGATGCGCTGGTCGTATCCGGGAACTCCATCACGCTGGTTGACGTATCGTCGTCTGGCGATGAGGAGATCCCACCGTCGTGGACTGTCGGAACGGTCATCACCGTCTTGGCTCCAAACTCTTACACGGTCGTGTCGTCTGGCGGTTACAGCGTGATTTATGGCGGGATAGAGGAGATTGCTCCTTCCGTTGGCCTGCCGGTATCCCTCAACTATAACGGCAACGACTACGATCTGGTGATCGCCAGCTATGCCCCTGGCGTTCCGGCAGTGCCGGGGGTAGGCGGTAGTGCCGCCAGAATCACCGCCAGTGCCGCGCCGACGACCTACGATTTCAGCAGCACGCCTGTGACGTTCAGCATCAGCTGGCAGGGCACGACTTACCCGGTATCGCTGGTGACCAACTACGTCACCATGTCTGGCCTGGTCTCATCGATCACAGCCCAGCTCTCAGGTTCCGGCCTGGTGGCGCACGATAACAGCGGGCGGCTTGAAATCGGTGAGGCCAGTAGCCCGTTTGCTGGCGGGTCCATTACGAACAGCCCGTTACCGGTTACTGTGTTCGGAGACGCCCCGGTCAAT